ATCGTTCCCGGCGGCGGCGTGCTGCCTCCCGGCGGGATCGGCACTATTGGGTGCGCCGGCACAGGAGGCGGCCAAATCCCCGGTGGCGGTGGAGGAATTGGCAGCGAATTGTCGATACCAGGCTGATCGCCTGGGAGCTCATTGCTCGGGTAATTGCCCCCAACGCTATCGAGCGTCAGAGCCCCGGATGTGACGCGGAATGTTGGCATCAGATGTCTCCATGTGTTGATGCGTAGGCGTCGTACGTCGTTGCGTCGTTACGTGTGCGTGTGTGGCGCCAGAAAGTCCCGCAGCGCAGCAGCGAGCTGATGGTGGTGCCCCATATGCCCGTGCTGCACGGGGGGCGGTGATGGCGTGGGCGTTGGTGTCGGCGGCGGTAGCGGTGGTGGCTCTGGCGGCGGTAATGGCAGCGGGTCAGGCGGCAGCACTGGCGGGGGCTCGGGAGGTGGCAATGGCGGCGGCTCTGTTGGCGGCGGTGGTGATACTGGCGGTGGTGGGGACGGTTCTGGGGATGGTGGTGATCCGCCAACTCCCGCCGGAGGATTGGTGGGATTGACGAACGTCATGGCGCTGGTTTCCAGGCTCGGCCGGTTGGCCAGCAGCACGGTGTCACCGATAGCGGGCAGCCCCCAGACGCTGTTGCCGCTCAGCGTCGGCTGCGTTGCGGTGTCGAGCAGGAACCGCCCGGACGGATCGTCGTTGACGATGGCGTTTCCGGTGATGGCGAAGCTGGTGCCTGGGTTGGATGCGCCCTCTTCACCGTAGGCCACGACGAACGGGTTCTGGGTGTTCGGACCTTGCTCTATCGTGTTGCCGCTGATCGTGGCGTTGCCGCCGTTCGGCAGGTCGATGCTGTAGGAGGCGCTGCCGCCGTTGTCGAAGATGCGGTTGCCGGTGATGGTGTTGTTGGCGGCGCGGCTCTTGACCTCGTGGCCTACGACCGCGTCGTGGATGTACGAGTTCGTAAGGCTGAAGCTCGCAATTGCTCCGACATAGATGTTGTGAGTTGATCCACTGCCATCGCCGTTATGGGCGAACTCGGAATGGTCGATGGCAATTGAACCGTTGCTAACAGCGGCGCCGAGCAATCCTTCTTGGTTGTCGTGGAAGTAGTCGTCCGACAGCGAGAGACCGCCGCCCTCGTAGCGGATCGCAGCGCCATTTCCGTCCGGTACAGCCACCCCGCTAATGTCGAACCCATTGATCGCCACGCTGATGCCACTGGCGCCCTCCGTGATGTAAGCTTTCCCATCCGGTGGTTGCTGCGTTGCTACGAGTTGGACTTCGCCATTCACCGCCTGCAGCGTAATCGAGGTGCGGATGGTGAGGAACTGGTCGGTGTAGGTGCCCGCCTGCACGTCGATCGTGTCGCCTGGTGCGGCGGCATCAATCGCGGCCTGAATGCTCTGGCCGTTGCCGACAGTCAGGGTTGCCATTGGACCTCAGTATGTCGTTGCGGGTTGGACTCGACAGTGCTGTGACTCTCGGAACACCGCAACCATCGTCGCCAGATACTCGTCAGGCGTCGCCTCCGATCCAATCTCGCGATGCTTGTCGGGGTGCGATGCGTCCAAATACGAGCGCAACGCATAGTACGGCGGGCTGGTCACAACGCACTGGACGCTGTCGGCTGGCAGCGTGGCGAGGACGGTGCGGCAGTCGCCGGCCAACAGCCGGATCATCGCAGCAGCGCCCTGCCGCCCGTCGCGCACGCGTACAGATCGATTAGCATATACAGCAGCGCAACAAGCACGATCACCGCAACGATGATCCTGATAATACGCATCGCTACATCGCCAGCCCATCCCAGCCAGCCGAGTACGATCGGCAGGATAAGCATGATGACGGCGACAATACCACCGACCACCACGAGCCAAATAAGGGCATAGAGCAGCCATGGGACGGTGAAGCACATTATGGCGCGCTCCCTGGCGGTGCTGGCTGTGGAATCGGCGTGCGGAGCAATCTGTTCGTGGTCACAGCGGTGTTGTGCGTCTGGTGCGCGGTGTGCAGCGTCTGCTGTGCGGTGTGCGGGATCTTCGCCGCGGTGAGCATCGTGTCGGCGCGCGTCTTGCTGATGTCGGCGGCCTTCTTCTGCAGATCGGCCATGTGGTGCATCGCTGCCATTTGCGGATCCATCTGCTCAGGGTCCAACGGCGGCTGCATCGGCTGTGACGCGCCAGGCGGGTTGTCCGGCGCCACATGCGGCTGCCCGTAGGGTGGTGCGCTGAACTCGCCATGCACGGAATGCACGTTGGCCGCGGCGTTGACCTTGCGCTCCTGCGCCAGCGCCATGTCCGCCTGCGCTTTCGCCTGCTTGCCAGCGATGTCCGCTTGCGCGTGCTGTGTTGCGAGTTGCCCTGCCTGCTGCTGTGCCTGCTGCTGCTGCTGCTGGTGCTCCTTCATGCGCTCGAGGATCTGATCCTTGTCGCGCAGCCCTGACGCCGCGATTAAGACATCGCCAGGGATCAATCCTGGCTGTACCGAAGCCAGTTGGACTAGCGACTGAAATTCTTCCGCTTGTAGCGATGGAATATCTATGCCCTCTTCAATGGTGATATCTACATCTAAATCCGAAATGTCATGCTCGATACCAACTACCTGCTGCAATCTAGGATCGCCAGGCTGTAGTTGCATTTGTTGCATAACCATAGCCCGATGTTGCTCTGGCATATCAGCCAAGCGATCCATCAGTCTGACGGGTCGGTTAATTCCAACCCAACGCGTCTCCCCTAGGTTATCCGTGACCCTGACCCATTTTCCGCCCGACCAGTATTCCCTTGCGGCTTGCCAACAAACTTCATATACCCGCCTGCTCCAGAACCGCAGCGCGTCGGCCAACGGCTCGTTCTGCGCGGCACCCCCTGCTTGCATCGCCAATACTGCACGGCCCGACAACTCGCGCGGGTCGGTGCCCGACATGGCTGCATTCGGCCCCGAGAGTTGCATCTCGGCGGTGGCGTGTTGCAGCAACTGGAACTGACCTGCGGCGAGGTCCGCGGTCTGCTCGATCTCGAACTTCAGCCCCGGCATCACCTCCACGTAGCCGTCCGGCTTGGCGACCTCGCGGCGTGCCTTATCGACATCCGGCACAGCGCCCTTCTCTGCGACGACCTGGCGGACTGACAACAGGTGCAGCGCCTTGGAGCGCCGCTTGTTGATCTCGTCCTGTAGGCTGATCAGGCCCCGCACCATGCCGTAACGCTGGTTCTCGCGATTGATGTAGCTGGATTGCAGCAGCAGCCCGCTGCACGACTTGCCCTTGCGGTCCTTGAACTTGGAGCGCTGTGGCGCGGCCAGCAGCCCCGACTTGGTATAGGTCGCGCGCCACCAGGTGCCACGCTCGGCCCAGTCGCATTGCACGAGCCGCACACGTCTGCGGTTGTTGTCGGTCCAGAACGCCGTTTCCGGCCGGTCGTTGTACTGGTAGTCGGTGCTGCTGAAGCTGCTCTCAATCACATCGTCCGCGTCGGGATACATCTCCTCGAGGGCGTCCCTATCGGTCCAGATGACCATGCCCTTATAGCGCGCATCACTGAAATCGTAGCTGCGGCTGTGCGGATCGTACCAGATGCGATCCCACGGGATGGTGGTGATCGTGATGTTGCACGAGCCTTGCCCGTCGTCCTCGAGGCCCAGGTCAGCGCCACCAGCGCCTTCGATGAGCATGTTGGAGAACACTTCGCTGCGCACGATGGAGAAGTCGTTGTCATCCGCAATGTATCTCAATGCCTGCGTGGCAGCGTCGGCGCGATCCTCCTCGGCTGGCGTGCGACTAAACGCCTTGGGGTCAGTACGAGCCTTTCTTTCCATCCCGCATAATAGCTGAACCTTATCAGCCACCTTATTTATTACGATAGCGGGTTGACCCCGCTCCTTTAATAGTTTGAGTTCTTCTCTGGTCCATTGAAACCCATCAAAATATTCACGGTCACGCTGAGCTAATTCTATTTCATCCATCCGAGCCATTTCTGACTCTTCGAACCACCTGACTAGCTTCCCATGAAGGTCATCAAGATCCTTCGGGTAAGCGTCTGGATCGCCGCCCGTCAGGTCACGGATCGCCGGCGGCGTGTCGGGGCCGCGGTCGCCGGTATGGACGTGGAGATGGATTGCGGTATCGCTCATGGACCACGGGAGGGTGAGAGCATGGAAGACGCTGTAACCATATCGATCAGGATCGATCAGTCGCCGTTCGCCTCAAGCGGCGAACCGATGATGCTGCGCTACCAGATCGGGCGTGAGCAGGCGCTGGATCTGCACATCGGCCGCGTACCTCCGGCCTTCGATCTGGCAGCGATGGCCGACTGGAACATGCGCCGCGAGCGAGCCGAGAGCCTGGCGCAGCACATTGCGGCTGACCTGGCGCACAAGTTGTTGCAGGCGTTCGAGCCACGGCGCTGATATTGCTGGTGTGCGGTATCGCTCACTGGCTCGGCTGCTGTTGCTGGGTTCCGGCGGCTGCGGCGCCACCGCCTGCGATCAGGCCGGCGATGCCGTATTTGCGGAGGATATCGATCGTCTTGGCGTCGAACACGACGTAGTTGTGCGTGCCTTGGCCGGCGCCACGACTGCCTTGGTCGAGGTAACGGATGCCGGGAATGCCGGCTTCGCGAAGCTGCTGCGCGCCTTCCGATGAGCCAAGACTGCGTGCCAGGTATTCTCCGGTAACGGTCTCCGGCTTATAGTTCTGCGCGATACCGAGTTTCCCAATTGCGTCCTGCACGACCGGATGCTGCTCGCTGAGCGGCTTGTCCCAGTCGAGGAAATGCTCCGGATCAGCGCCGATGTTCACCTCGTACATGTGGCCACCAGCAGGCTTTAA